AGATGAAGCCGACGTGGCGCTGCGCGCTCACGGAGAGGCGCGCAAGCGTGGCGACATCTCGCGCTACACATTCATCGAAGAACTCATTCGTCGCGGCGTTGTCGATCAGACCATGGACGTGGACGAGGAGATTGCCCAAATCAACAAGGAGTTTGAGGAGGGTCCGCACCCGCCGACGTTCTACGCCGGTCAAGAGCAGATACAGGGAATGCTCGGACCGGATGGTAAGCTCGTTCCGAAAGGCGCGAGCACTACGCCGCTGCCCGCAAATTCTGCTGGCCGCGTCATGAAACCAAAAGTCAAAAAGCCGAAGACTCCAGCCGCAGGCAGTTCACAATAGTAGGGGCGTGCAATGGTGCGGCGTCGGCGAGCTTCCGATTTGGTAGTGCGGAAGAAGCAGAGCAAAGCGTTACTCGGGGACTACATTCCCGAGGACATCCACAAATATCGAGTTTGCAAACACACCTTCACCATCTACATCGGCGGCGATCCTGATTCGTTAGACGAGTCTACGGACGAGCCCGGCGTAGAGTACCGCATGGCGGATCGCCTCGAATTGAATATCGGTTTGCTCAGCAGCATAGATTCCGAGCGCCCGATCTTGGTTAAGCTGTCGTCCTGCGGCGGCAGTTGGCCGGATGGTATGCAGATGTTCTCCGCGATCTTGACGTGTCCGAATCCGATAACTGTGCTCGGCACGAAATGGTGCGAGTCCATGACTTCTATCATTCCTTTAGCGGCGGATCGTTTTATTCTGCGCCCTCCGGCGCAGTATATGTTCCATCGTGGCAGCCACGAGTTCGGCGGCACGGACCTTGAAGCAGACACGGACGACGTAGAGCGCCGACGCGTGCTTGAGACCATGATGCGGATTTATATTGCTCGTCTGCACGAACAAGGGCGGTATTCTGGCCACGCCGAGCGCCGCATTCGCGAAATACTGGATAAAGGACTTGAAAAAAAGTCCGACGTGTGGTTGACTGCGGATGAAGCGGTCGAGTGGGGATTCGCCGATGGGATTTTTACAGGCGATCACGCCACGCTGCGGGCTGCGCGGAAGAACCTCGCGCGGCGCGAGCGCATGATGGCCGTTCTTCGTAAGCCCGTCCATGTCGAAATCAAAATAAGCTAGGGGAGCGCATGACTGAGAAGGTAGTGCAAATCCGTCGCGTAGAGGAAGCGTCCATCATCGGTCTCTTGGAGCTTGCAGTCGAACGCGCAAAGGCGGGGAAGATTCGTTGCTTTACTTTGGTTGAATGCGGTGCGGATGTTCCGCAGGGCCAACCAAAGATTCGTCTCAGCGAGGGCTTTGACGACATTCGAGACCCGGTGCAAATGCTCGCCCTCGTTGGCGGAATGCAGAAGCAGATCATGACGGTCATGGACTCTCTTGACTACGATGGCTGAAGATCGCATAGACCTGAAGCGAGAAATTCTCGACGAGCTTGATGCGCCGATCTTCAACGACCGGCTGCTTCCGGCTCCGTCGATTATCGACCAGGACCACTGGGACTTGTTGCGTCTCGCTGGCACGCTCGATGAGAAGCGCAAGCACATTTTTCTTCGTGTGATGGCGGAGACTGCGAATATGAAGTTGTCTTGCCAGTCTGCCGGTTATCGCAACATGGGTGCGATCAACCGCGCTCTCGAAAGCGATCCGGGGTTTGCCGAAGCGTTCAAGGAGGCGACCCGCTCTGCTGGCGACTTCATTGAAGCGGAAGCGGTGCGCCGCGCCGTGCAGGGCATCAAGAAGGCGGTCTATTACAAGGGCGAGATCATCGACTGGGAAGTGACCTACAGCGATACTCTTTTGCAGACCTTGCTCAAGGCGGCGAAGCCGGACAAGTACGCCGACCGCAGCAAGCACGAGACAAACATTAACGTCAAAGTCGGCGTGGCGGTTCTCCCCGGCGTCGCAAAAAGTGCTAAGGATTGGGAGCGCAATAGCGCTCTGGTCCACGCGAATCAGCGCGCTCTGAACGGCCCGGATGTCGTGGAGGGCGAGTTCAAAGAGGTCTCCGGACCCGTCACTCTCAAAAGAGGTTGAGATTTTTGAGTAGCGGATACTACCCCAAGGTGAAAGCGTGGCGTGCAAAGAATCCTGGTGCGCGAGCCGCCGAGTATTTGCGTCGGAAATCGAGTAGCCTCACTCACCGAGCCGTGAATCTTAAGGCGTCTAATAAATGGAGAGACGTTCACGGAGGCCCGGAGTTGAGAGCGAAAGAAGCAATGTTGGCGCGTGCTCGTAGAGCTAAAGACCCTGAAGGCCAACAGCAGAGAGCGGCGGCGTTTAAGGCGCGGCACCGGGTCAAACAAGAGGAAACTGCCGGTCGGCCGCGACCTGATTGTTGCGAGCTTTGCGGGGAGCCGTGCAAGGTCGTCTTTGACCATTGCCATGCGCGCGGTCATTTTCGGGGATGGATATGCGACCGCTGCAACAAGGTTCTAGGGCTCATGAAAGATGACCCTGCCATCCTTGCGCGGATGATACGGTACTTATCGGGTTGACATTCTGCTGAATCTAGGGGTAAAGGATTAACCGGCTAGCAATGGCAGGGCACTTAATGACACGGCTCACCTCCAAGACGCGAAAGCGCCTTCCCAAATCCGACTTCGCCATCCCTGGCAGACGGGCCTATCCGATTTTCGACATGAGTCACGCGCGCAACGCGCTGGCTCGTGTTGCCAACAAGTCTCCCGCCATCCGCGCGAAGGTCCGCGCCGCCGTGCATCGCAAGTATCCGTCCATCGGGAAACACAAATAGGTTTGGCCATTCCGGCCGGGGCTGTAAGCAGAGGAGTTTTTCTTCATGAATTGGGATTTCGTAAAGAACGCCATCGTTGACGACATCAACTCGGTTCCGGAGCCGCTCCGTGGCTTGTACGTGAAGAATGCGGACGGCAAGTTCGCCATCGCTGACTCTGCCAAGCCGATCATCGAGATGTACGTCGGCACCAACGCCTCACTCGTAAAGGCCCGCACCGATTTGGCGGCTGCCAACAAAGAGTCCGCCGAGCGCCGCGTCAACGGCAAGGCTGTTGTGGATTTTGCGAAGGCTCTCGGTCTCGAAAACATCAACGAGGAAAATCCGCTTGAGACTGTGCAGACGCACATCACCGAACTCACCACGAAGGTCAAGGGCGGCGGTGACATGAAGGTCAATCTGGAAAACATCCGGAAGGACTATGAGCGCAAGAACAAGGAGCTTTCCGATGCCGCTGCGGCGCAGGTTGCGCAGATGCAGGGCTCTCTCGAAAAGCACCTGATCGGAAACCAAGTTCTCACCGCACTCAGCAAGCACGGCGGCAACGCAACGCTTTTGACTCCGCTGGTCAAGGGCGCGGCGAAAGTCGTGAAGGACGAGAACGGCGAGTATAGCGTTCGCATTATCGGCGAAGACGGCAGCCCGCGCTCGAACGGCGCTGGCGGTTGGCTCGACCTCGAAGGCTTTGTCGGCGAACTGAAGACGAAGCCGGAATACGCGGCGGCGTTCTCCAGCGACAGCAAGGGCGGCACCGGCCACAAGTCAGGTTCTTCGAATCAGCAAACACCGGCCCGTAAGGACGGCGAGAAATCCCCGGTCGATAAGATCGCGGCTGGGCTCGGCAAGGGTCAATATACCAAGGCCGGACAAGGCGCTGTTGCATAAGTTTACGTTCGCGACGTAGAGCCAGAGAGGGGCTTCGGCAGCAGTGTCGGAGCCCCTCTTGATTCTGCGGGTTGACATTCCTAGTAAACCGGAGGTAATAGACAGACCGAAGGCGGAGTGTTTCCGGGAGCAGGCTCCCGTCGAGATCACTCCGAGGTACGACTCTCCTGGGCGATCCAGGTTTGCCGAAAGGCGTCGAGATGACGCGCCTCTCTGCCAAACCAAGTTTCGTCAACGCGCCAAAGGCGCACAACAGGAGAAGCCACCATGGGTTCCGTTACACTCGCAGAATCCGCCAAACTGTCTCAGAACGAGCTAGTCGCTGGCGTGATCGAAAACATCATCACTGTGAATCGTATGTACGAAATGCTGCCGTTCGATGGCATCGAAGGCAATGCGCTTGCGTACGACCGCGAAAATACGCTGGCTCCCGTTGCGACCGTTGGCGTCGGCAACACGGACGGAGTCATCGGTGCGGGCGCGACCTCGGGCACCAACCAGACCGAGCGTCAGGCTGCGAAAGACCCGGCCACCTTCACGCAAGTCACTTCAACGCTCACGACCATCATGGGCGACGCCGAAGTGAACGGGCTGATCCAGGCCACGCGTTCGAACATCAACAACCAGACTGCGGTGCAGATCGCGTCGAAGTCCAAGTCGGCTGGTCGCAAGTTCCAGGACAAGCTCATCAACGGCGACGGCTCGAACTACAACTTCACTGGTCTGATCGCGTTGACCCCGGCTGGTCAAACCATCGACACCGGCACGGACGGCGCTTTCCTCTCGTTCGACATCATGGACGAGACGATGGACTCGGTTGTGGACAAGGACGGCGAGGTCGATTACCTCGCGATGCACCAGCGTTCGATCCGGACCATGAACAAGTTGCTGCGCGATTTGGGCGGCACTTCGGCCATGGACGCCATCAAACTGCCGAGCGGCAAGGAAATCCCTGCCTATCGCGGTTCGCCGGTGTTCCGCAATGACTACATCCCCGCCAACGTGACGAAGGGTGCGTCGTTGCTCACCTCCTACCTGTTCGCTGGGACGTTCGATGACGGCTCACGTCAGCACGGCATCGCCGGACTGACTGCCGATCAGCAAAGCGGCATTCATGTTGTGGATGTCGGCGAGTCCGAGACGAAGGACGAGCGCATCTGGCGCGTGAAGTGGTACGCCGGTCTCGCGCTGTTCAGCGAGAAGGGTATCGCGATGGCGGACGGGATCAAGAAGCCCGCCTAAGCTGAAACGAGATAGAGGGGCGGTGTTTGCAAAGACTCCGCCCCTCCTTCTATCATCCCTTTCGAACTGATCTAGGAGCACGCCAATGGCTGCTACGCCCTATCTGCTGCAACTGCCCGACGCCAACACGATGCCCTCGCGCACCCTGCGCAACGGCGTCTCCGCAATGGCCATCAGTGCCGAGTCTGCCGCCGACGCTCTTGCGATGGCGAAGGCCGAACACGATGCCGACGTGAATGCGATGTGGGATCGCGCGACGAGCACCGTCATTGCGGCTGCTACCGATATGTCCGGCTGGGCGCTGCGCTTGCGCATCGTCTCCCCGGCTGGCCTCACCAAATTCGACAAGACCGTGGAAGCGGACGGCACCGTCATCGGCATTACTGCCGCTGTCGGCACGCTCACTTCTTCGGCGAACTTCTCGGACACCGAAACAGTCACCATCGACGGCAAGGTCTACACCTTCCAGTCCGTGCTCACGAACGTTGACGGTCACGTCAAGATCGCGGCCACAGAAGCGCTGTCGATTGTGAACCTTCAGCACGCGATCAACGCGAGCGGCGGAGTGGTCGGAACCGACTATGCCACGCTCACCACGGCACACCCGACAGTTTCTTGCACGGCAGTCACCGTTCACACCACGGTAGTGACGGCTCGCGCGCTCGGCACGGCTGGCAATGCGCTGGCCACGACCGAGACTTCGGCGACCGCTGCTTGGGGCGCTGCAACTCTTGCCGGTGGCGCGGACGCTACCGACAAGCCGTCGTCTCTCGCTTGCCGCATGTTGGCGCTGCTCAACGCGTCGTCTCTGGCTCCGGCCGCGTCCTTCGACTCCACGCTGCACATCCTCACTGTGGCGGCGGCGAGCGCGGTCTACGGTGACCATCGCGTGTTCGTGTCCTTCATTCCGAAGAATGCGGAGCGCGCGGAGAACATCGGTGTTCCGGGCTTCGTGGTTGCCATCGTTCATAACGGCGTTGCGGCGGCTGTTCTCACTCTTGAGATGCCAGCCGACAGCTACGTCGTCCCCAAGGTTCTCGCGCTTCTCGGCGCGAACGGTTAATCAACGGAGGCTATCATGGCCGCAGCTTATGCAGTGACTTTCGACACGGAAACCAATCTCGGCATTGGCTCGCTCGGTGGTCTCAAGGGCGCAGTTGTCTACGCGAATAGCGTAGCCGATGCGAAGGCGCTTTTGAAGGCGCAGTATGCCGGGGACATGGACTACATCTGGGAGAACGCTACATACACGGCCATCGCAGCCGCAGCGAACCTGATCGGATGGACTCTGCGCATTCAGGTCACGACCCCGGCCACCGGCGCAGTCATTGTTGATTGCTCTGTGATCGGCGCTGGCTCGGATGACACCATCGACGAACTCGCGGCGCTCATGGTCATCGCCCTGAACGCGACTGCGCCGATTGCCGGTTCAGCCTACAACGCTGGAACGCAAGTTCTGAAGATCGCGGAGACCACGGATGCGCTCGGCGACAAGCGCGTCAACGCGTGGATGTACCCGCCCAAGAGTCTGTACGTCAGCATTCCCGGATTTCTCGGCGCTGTTGTCGATGAAGGTGCCGGTGGCGCTGCGCTTACGATCACTCTGGCGGCCGACGCTTACACTGTTCCGGTTGTGACGGCGAAGTTCGCAGATCGCAACTAAGGGGAGTTTCAGCAAATGCTGAAAGGGGCACTCGATGAAGGTTACGGTGGTGTTGACTGGACCTGATACCGGTCGGACTTGTTTGTTGCATGGTAAGGATTTCGTCAACGGAGAGATGGTTGTCAGTGGCAATCCAGGCGAGGTGGAAACGCAATTGCGCTACATCGCTAGGACGTGTCGGGCATACCCGGTAGGCTCTCCGGATTTGGCGGAAGCGCAAGAAAGGGATCACTCCCGTGGGATTCAGCATTCGCCTTCGTCGTCTCCCGGACAAAGGGATCATGAAAGACTACGCAGTAGTTCGCGAGAGTCGCCCAGGGGAGTTCAAGAAGTATCCGCAGATCATGGGCCGGGACTTGATCCCGTTGTCCCCGCCGATGGGTCGGAGGGGTTGGGTGCCGGTGGGAGTGGACACGCGGACTCCTGGCTACCCCCGGAACAAATAACCCAGATCGGCAACGCGGTGCTCGCGCTCGATCCGGAGAACGATTCCCACTGGACAGAAGATGGTTTGCCGTCCGTGGAGGCGCTCGCCGCCGCATTGGTGAACCCCTCTATCAGCCGCCAAACCATTGAAGCCATTGCACCGGGCTACACGCGTGAAAAGGTGCTGGAGGCCGTCCTGGAGAGCCAGATTTAGCGTGTTTGCTTTAGTTCAGCCTTCTCGGTAATTTTTGCTTGCCCAATACCAACTAGGAGTACGACCAATGGCGAAAGCTCTATACCTCTGCACCAAGTCACGCCTTGGCGGCGCAGACACATTCATCAACGGCGTGCAGGCCGTCCTCATCAACAAGGACACCGGCCAGACCACGTTGCAGATTCAAACCGACGCCGCTCTCGCTGCGCAGGAGTTCACCGGCAGTTCGTATCCGGTGTTGTACTTCGACACAGTGACGCGCGTTGACGACCTCACCAATGGCCCGCTGAAGGATGACGAAGATGCGTACGTCATCGTTCCGGAAGGCGCAGGAGCGAGCAAGAACGAAGGCTCTTAATAGCTACGAACTTTGCAGGTTCTCGTAGCACACGGCCAATGTCCGTAATACGGCGGTCTGAGGGCCGCCGTATTCGTACCAGGAGAACGCCATGGCCAACAATCTCAAATACTCCACAGCGCTGAAGAACGCTCAGCTTGACGCGATTACGACTCAGATAGGCGGGTCTTGCCTGATACGAATTTACGACGGCGCGCAACCGGCGAGTCCGGACACCGCCATCGGTGCTCAAGTCCTGCTCGCGGAGTTGACCGGTAACGCCACGTTTGCACCTGCTGCATCTGGCGGCGTTCTTACGGCGAATGCGATCACCAACGATTCGTCCGCGAATGCGACGGGCACGGCGGCGTGGTTTCGCATTCTCACCAGCGGCGCGTCGGCCAAGATCGACGGCACGGTCGGCACGTCCGGCACGGACATGATTATCAACAACACTTCCATAGCCATTACGCAGGTTGTGTCCTGCTCCTCCTTGACCATCACGAAAGGTAACTAGCCATGGCGATCTTTTCACTCAGTCTTCGTACGACTGTCACGACCATTGCCGCCGCAGCGTGGGCCGCGTTGTCTCCGTCCACAAACGAAGCGGCTGTCATGGAGCTTCGGTATGTCAATGGCGCGGCTACCGCTTCCGTTATCGGCATCGGCCGGTCGGCAAACACGCCGACTCTCACTGGCGGCGTGGCCTTCCTCGCGGAAGACGAAGGTCGTCCTGCCGGTGTCACGCAGGCAGCCGTGGCGTTCGGCACCGCGCCGACCGTTCCGACCAACTTCTTCCGGCGCGCGTCTATCGCGGCTGTTATCGGAGTCGGGATCGTGTACACGTTCCCGCGCGGTATCGTGTTGGCTGCGGCAGGCGCGGCCATTACGGTGTGGAACATCACCGCGAACTCAGCCGTGGTGGACATCGACTGTGTTGCTGACGAGTAAGGGCTGTAAACCACGGAGGGGAATCGTGAATCATACGGTTTTGGAGACAATCGACGTTCTGGAAAAAGCTATTCGAGAAGTTAGGGCGGGTCGGACCATAGGTGTGGCGCTGATCTCCTCTACTGTAGGCGGCGGGATCAGTTGCACGATAGCTGGCTCGGCAAACATCTCGGACCTCTATCTCGGCGCGGCAATGGCGCAGAGTCAGCTTGTTCAGATGTTGCAGAGCAAGCCGGTGCCGATCCAAAGGCCAGATGTTATCGAGCAGAAGATCGGACCGCAGTAATGAAAACCCTTCACGACCCGTCCTTCGAAGATACTGTGGTCGGTTTCATCGAGATCAAGATGCGTCGCAGCGGACTCATGTCTATCGCTGGAACCATAACCGACGAGGTTTCCACATTGGCGATGCTCGATACGGCTCGGGCCACGATGGTGGAGAACTTCGCGCGTCAGAAGAAAGCTCTGGACGATGGCCGTAAGCCGATCATCGTTCCTGGGTATGACACTGCGCTCACCGGCTCGGAGTATGAGAAGAAACTTATTCAGGCCACAAACGATCTCTATGTTGCGCATGAGAAGGCTGGATAGCCATGGGCGGCCTGTTCCTCAATCCCACGTTCGCGAACGGTGGTCTTGACTGGCAGTTTCCGGCTTCAGAGCTTGGCGGCTCGATGGATGATACGTGCTTGTACTCTGATCGCTGGAATTATCACCGGCGCGGATCGCAGTGGACGTACTTCAAGAATAAGTGGCGTTCTTTGTGGCCGGGGCCGTCTTTTCTCAGCGGCGACCCGGCATCTCCTCGGACGATGTTCGGAGAGGACTCTGCATTCGGCGGCGCTTCTCTCGCATTCGATCTTCCTACTTTTGGCGAGGGTACGCAGAGCACGAAGTTCTTGAAGGGGACTTGCAAAGATTCAGTGGACGCTATCGTTGCTGGTGCTACGCTCGAAGCTTTTCGCACCGTCGATAACGTAATGGTCGGGCAGGCCACGTCGTTCGCAGATGGAACGTACATCATTTCGACGGACAATCCGGTCTCGGCGCAGCATTACATCGTGGCGTACAAAGCCGGATCGCCGGACATCGCCGGAACAACGGTCAACACGCTGACGCCGACTAACATTGACGGCACTTAAAGCTGTGGAGTACGACCCATGGCTGACCAGCGGCAGATCGTCCTCAACGCCGGAGACGCAACACCTAGCAAGATAATCTTGCGGGCGCTTCCCGTTAAAACCATATCGCCGGGCGCGACGATATGGCTGTATAACGACGTTCCGACAAAGAACGACATTCGTCTCTCCGATCCGACTGTTCGGCGCATTGTTGGCGCTATCATAGCCGCAGCTACAGAAGCCTCGGACACTTTCGCGGCTACCTCCGCCGTAGCCATAGACAGCACGGCTGCATTGGTGGAAGCGGGAGATGCTTTCGCTGCGACTGATGCCGTGGCCGTTGCTTCCACTGTAGCCGTAACCGAAGCTCCGGATGTCTTCTCCGCTACGGTAGTTGTAGCCGTTGCGTCCACTTCGGCGGCGTTGTCGGAAGCTGGCGACACGTTAGCCGCGACCGTTGCCGTGGCCATCAATGCCACCGCTGCGATCACTGACGCTGGTGATACGTTCGCGGCTACGGATGCGGTGGCTATCGCGTCCACTGTGGCAGTGACGGAAGCGCCGGATGCTTTTGCGGCTACCTCCGCTGTCGCCATAGACAGCGCCGCCGCTCTCGTTGAAGCCGGAGACACTTCTGCTTCCACAGTTGCGCACACTACGACGATATGGATGTACAACGACGTTGAGACGAAGTCCGTTGTTAGGCTCTCCGATCCGACTGTACGCCGTATTGTCGGCGCTATTATCGCTACGACTATTGAAGCGGCCGACGTTTTCGCCGCCACAATTTCCGCTGGTACCGACATCACTGCCGCTCTTACCGAAGCTGGCGATGTTTTCGCAGCATCGGACGCGGTGGCTATCGCCTCGACGATAGCGGCAACGGAGGCGGCCGATGCCTCCACTTCT